CGCTGCGGTGCCGATCCGGCCACCGAGGGAGCGCCGCTGCGCCTGAGCCGCCTGACGCTCCTCCTGCACCGTCTGACGGGCCGCTGCGGCAGCCTCACGCTCCCGGGCAGCTACCAGCCGGTCCACGATGCCGAGCTTTCGCTCCTCCAGCGCCAGCGCGCCGCGCAGTTCCTGCTGCTCGTGCGCCGCAGCGGTGGCGAGCTTTACCTCCAGATCAAGGACGCGCTGCTTGGCGTTCGCCTGCGCCTGCGTCAGGCCGACGCTCTCGACCTCGGTGCGGACCGAGCGGTTGGCGAGCGAACGCGAGGTGGCCAGCTCGTTGCGGCGGCGCGCCTCGGCCTCGGCCTGCACGGACCGGACGATCTTCTCTTCCTCGGCGACGAGCGCGGCGGCGGCGCGGACGCGCGCGTTGGCGAGGTCAAGATTACGCAGCGCGGCGATCCGCTCCTGATCGGTAGCCGCCGCCGACAGCTGCTTGAGGGCCAGCTCGCGCTCCAGCTGCGCGCCGGTGCTGACCGTCTGCGCGCCATAGGTCTTGGCGTCCGTGCGCATCTGGTTCGGGATGAGCGCCTTGTTAACGCGCAGGCCGAGGCCGGCTTCCGCGCGCGTCTGCGCCTCGATCTCCCGCGAGTTCGCCGCCAGCTGCCGGCCGCGCGCCTTCTCGATCTCCAGTGCCGACAGGAGGGCCGACCGCTCCCCGTCGCTGGCCGTGACCAGCTCTCGCCGGATATTGCGGATCTGTTCGGCGCTGCGCGCGCGGGCGCGATCGGTTTCGGTCGCCGTCTTGAACGACGCCGCGTCGGCGACGGCCAGCTCCTTGGCGGCTTGGAAGCTGGTGCGGATCGCCTGCGCCTCCTGCCGGCGCAACAGCACCATGCGCTCGGCCAGCGCCGCCTGCGCGTCGCTCACGCCGTTCAGCTCCGGCGTGAGGTTCTTCCGCCGCCCGTCGCTGGCGGCCGTGTAGAGCTTGTCGCGCGCAGCGGCGACAGCCTTCAGCTCCGGCGTCAGGTCCGCGCCGCGCGCGCGGCGCGCCTTAGCTTCCAGCGCGTCGTATTGCGCGTCGAGCCGGCGCAGGGCGACGCTCGCCGCCTCCAGTCGCTTGAGCTGGTCGGTCTGGCCGATCGTGGCGAAGCCGCCGGCGCGGCCGCGCGCCGCGACCTCCTGATTGAGCTTGCCGATCTTGGCCGTCAGCGCCTCCGCGGCGTTGCGAGCAACGCCCAGCTCGCGGGCATATTCCGTCGCCTCGCGCGTCTGGCGCGCCAGCGTGCGGTTGGCGTTCAGGGTCTGGATGGTCGGGCTGGCCTGCTGAGTGCTGTTGGCCAGCGTGCGGATCTGGCCCATCGCCTGCTGCAGGCGCTTCACCGTCAGGTCGAGCGACTTGTCGAAGTCCTTGCCGCCCTTATTGGCGGCGCCGACGATCGAGGTGACCTCCTGCTGGATCTTCCGCATCTTGGCGGCGACCAGATCGATCATCGACATGACCTCGCGGCCGTCGGCGTCGAGGATATAATCCTGTTCGATGGGAGGAGTGGCCATCAGCCCCGTCTACTTGTCACGAGGCTGATGGCAAGGGTTATCCGTTACACCGCGTAGGCGCGCCGGACCGGGGCGATGTAGTGGTCCTTGCCATGCGCCGTGGCGCGGATGCGGTCCTGCACCTGCCGGAGCGGCAGGACGCGGCGGCCCATGTCGCCATAGGTGCGGCTGCGGTAGGCGACGGCGATCGACTGGCGCGACCGGTAGCCGCCGTCGTGCGCCCACTTGTCCTTGGCGGCGAGCTGGTTCCAGCTCTCGATCAGGACGCCGGGATGCTCCTTCAGCACCATGCCGTGGTGGATGTGGCCGATGTCGATGTAGCGATAGTCGCACTCGCCCCAGTCGGCGGCGAAGTCGGTCGCCATGACGTGGGCCAGCTTGGCCGGCTTGCACAGGTCGGAGTGGTGGGTCATCACCAGCGTGTTGCCCATCCGGTAGCCGATGAAGGGTGTGCCGTTGTTGAGGACGTTGACCCGGCCGCTGTTGCCGTAGACCGCGCGCAGCAGGACGGCCATCCAGATGTCGTTCGTCCGGCTGTGGTTTCCCATGTTCACGATCACGTCGACATTGCGCGCCTTGGTCAGCGCCTTGTCGACGATGAAGCGCATCAGCTCCGAGTAGACCTCGATCATCTTGGGGAAGCGGCCGTCGAAGTCGAGCTTGTGGCCGGAGGCGTCGGTCTCGCCGCGCATGTTCTCGTAGTGGGTGAAGTCGCCGAGGTCGTTGATGACGAGGCGATCGACGTCAGGCAGCTCGTCGATCAGCATGGAGATCGCCATCTTCAGTTCGGCGGTGGCGATCTTGAGGTCGAAGTTGGCACCGGTCTCGGCCTCGTGCGCCAGCATGCCGAGGTGGGCGTCGCCGATCTGGATCCACGGGATGATGTCGTTGTCGGTGACCAGCGGCGGCGAGCCGACGGGGAGCGGCGGCTGCTCGGCGACGAACGCCTCGACCCCCTCCTGCACCGCCTTCAGCCATTCGGTGTCGTCGATCCGGGTCTTCGTCCACTGAAGGACTTGCTGTCGTCCCGTTACGGGATCGATCGGACCATTGTGGATCTTGTCCAGCGTCGAATGGCCGCGAGCGACAAAAGGCGCCGGGATCGGATGATCGAGACCATGCTTCGGCGCGTAGCCGTGCGCGGCTGCGGCCGCCTCGACAAGACGGACGGCGTTCTGGAGGGTAGAGTGATGCTTGCCGAGCCGCCGGGCGGCCTTGCGGATGTTGCCTCGGGCGGCCGTGATCGCGTCGATGTAGGTGGCCTGGAGGGGGTTGGCGAACTGCTTGAGGTTCTCGTCCATGGGGGTCCTATGTCGGGTTGGCGGGGAAGACCCCGTGGGAGAGATTGCTGCTGTCGGACTGCAGGCTGAGCCAGTGCCCGGCCAGATCGATCCGGCCCCACGACATCGTCATGGGCGTGCCCACGTCGGTCGTGTTACGGTTGACGGACAGATACTTGGAGGCCTCGGGGTCGTTCGCCGACTTCATGGTTGGGGCCTTCATAAACATAGCCAGCACGCCCTGCGCGATCATCACGGAACCGCTGATGAACAGGGAGGCTGAGATAGCACTGGCGAAAATGCCGCCCGTCGCCGGTGCCGCGACGGCGGCGATCGCGATCAGCGCCGCGCCCATGATGATCGTTCCGAACTTGCCGCCGCCGCCGGCTAGCGCCGGAAGGATGTGGATCTCGTCGGCCGACGCCTTGAAATCGTCCGGCGTGCGGCAGCCGGCGACGCTCAGCAGCATGTCGCGCGGCCAGTCCGACTGCTGCCGGGAGAAGCCCTCGATCGCGTCGCTGATGTTGTTGGCGTGGATGACGGCGCTCTCGCCGTAGAGCTTGCGCAGCTCGCCATGGAAGATCAGTCGCATGCGATCACCAGTCCGTCGTCAACGTGAAACCAGCGGACGATGACGTCGTCGCCGGCGCGGCCGATCACGTAATGATCCAGATCGGGCCAGCGGAGGAAGCCCTCATAGTCGTCACCACTGAGGTTGGCGTCACCGTCGGGGTGCGTGTGCCACGTGGCTGCGACCGTTCCGGCCTCGATGTAGGGGAGCGCCTCGGCGGCGTCCATCTCGTAGCTGACCCGCGGCTCGGTCGCGACGTTGGTGATCTCGACGATGGTGCCGTCCTTCAGGAGAAAACCGCACCGCTCGTTCTCGTCATCCGGTTGCAGGATTGTTTCGAGCATGGATCAGATCTCCAAGGTCAACGTCGGGATAGACCGGGCGCAGGTCCGGCACATCGGGGTGCCGTAGCACGAAGCAAGTCTGGCTTCGCCAGAAATCTCGCATTGGTTCAGCGCGGGACATCTTGCCGTAGAGGTGGTGGACGATCGTGTCGTCACCGACGAAGATGGCGAAGTGGTTCGGGTTGCTCTCGCCGATCGCCACGCACAGCACGTCGGCCGGGCGTAGGTCCTTCACGCGCCAGTCGGTAATCATCTCGAACCCCTCGCGCTCGTAGCACAGGCGCATGAGGTCGAGCCGATCGGATGACCAGTCGCTCGGCCGAGCGTAATCGCGGATCGCGATGTCGAAGTTGTCGGCGAAGAAGTCGCGGAACAGCTTCAGGCAATCGTTGTTGCCAATGCCGGTGAAGGGCCGGCCGATCAGGTGTTCGTATTTCAGGCTCACATCTGCACCGACGGGAAGGCCGGCGGCAGATACTGCCGGAAGGGCATTGAGAAGCCGAGGGCGTCGGAGAGGGTGGCAAGCTGCAGCACGATCCGGCTCCGTCCGTATTCCTCCACGCGCTTCACCCGGTAGGTCTGGACCTCGCGGATGTTGCGGTTGTTGATGAGGTTGTCAAGGAGGACCGTGTAGCGGACGATGATCGCGTTGTCGATCGTCTCGTCGTAGATCAGGCCCTTGAACTCCGACAGGTCGATATTCTCTTGGCCGATCGTCATCTTGGGCATGACAAGGCCGGCGTCGGAGGTCTTCTTCTCGCCGCTCAGGACCATCGGGAGGCCGCGGTAGAACCGCGTCATCCACGTCGCGTCGTTGTCGGGCTTGAAGAGAAGGGTCCCGGTGCCGCCGGCCGGCGTCAGCTCGTAAAGATCGATGCGCGCGTCGGCGATCAGCTTGTGGGAGTCTTCAATATGCTGGAGGGGGATCTGAGCCATGGCCGGCTTCTAGCGTGCTGGGCTGCGGGGCACCAGCTTTTCCTACTGCAACTGTTTTTTCTTAATTCCTTGTTATTTTTATATTATCTTAAAAGCAGATGAATGATAAAGGGAAATACCCAGTAATTAAGAAAAAACAGGGGATAGGGCGCGAGCGACCTATCCCCTGCGAGCGGTTACCCGCCGACGTAGACCAGACCCTGCTGGCGCGTGCCGACCTCGGCGAGGCGGCCACCGCTCGCTTCGGTGAGCGAGAGCAGGAGCGGCGACATCTCCCACGGCATCGACGTGTATTGCGTCGAGCTGAAGGACAGCTGGAAGCCCTTGGCGATGCGGACCTTCGGGAAGACCGCGACGATCGGGCGGTTGAAGTTGGTCAGGGTGCCGACGATCTTCACGCCGAACAGGTCGTCCGCGTCGATGTTGGCGATGCCGATCGGCTGCACGACCCAGATCAGGGTCCCGATCGGGAACGACATGCCCACCGGGATGGCGTAGGGCGCCGCGATCGGGATCGTGAACGTGCCGCCGGACAGCGTCACCGCGCCCGAGGTCTTGGTCGGGAACACGAAATCCGTCTCGCCGCCCGGGCGCTGGATCAGCAGCGTCGAGCCGGCGGGAATGTCAGCGATCGCGGTCGCATCGGACCCGACCTCGCCCGGCACCGGGCTGGACGTGGCCGTGATCGACACGGCGCCGCTGGCGGTGACCGCGCTCGTGACGAGCCGCTTCATCTGCAGCGGCTGGCCGCCCATGCCCTGCGAGCGCAGGAAGTTGGCCGCGGTCATCTCGAACACGTTGGCGGTGATGCCGGAGGCCACGCCCGTCCGCTTCGAGTCCACGGTGGCCTGGGCCACGCCGTTCAGCAGCGAGTTGATCGAGCTGTCGAGCGTCACGTTCACCTCGTCGGTCATGCCGACGGAGTGCTGCGCGGGGGTCAGGTCGAACACCGGCGTGGTGAACGCCGGCGCCATCATCAGGGTGGCGCTGGTCAGGGAAAATGCGGACTTCTGGACGTCGGCCATGTGGCGCTCCTAATGACAATTCACAGATGCCCCTCGCATTTTTTGGCGCTCTACCCCAAGGAGGGGTTATCCAACCACTCATCACCGCGTGCGGAGCATCCATGGCCGATAGTATCAAGTCCCACCAGAGCTTCACGATCCGTGTTCCGATCAGCGTCTACCTCGAACTCGCCAAGCTGGCGCAGGACGAAGGATCCAATCTGAACCGCAAGGTCAATCAGGTCTTGATCTTGGGCCTCGGACACCACATTAGCCTGAACGATGCGCTGCGGGCGATGCTCGTGCGGACGATGACCGAGAAGGAGAACACCGTTGTCGAATAACTACGAGGCCCCGCCGAAGCGCATCACGGTCGGCGGCATCGAGGTGTCGATGCCCTATGCCAAGCTGATGGACCTGTCGCGGATGCTGCCCGACCCGGCGTCGGCGTTGTCGCTGGTGATGAACGACAGCGTGACGCAGGACTATATCGTCCGGCGCGCGCTCACCCCGGTCGACCGCGTCGTCAAGAGCGAGGAAGATCTGATCTCCGACACTGAGGTTGATCTCGAGACCGACGACGTCGAGAAGCTGCTGACGTGGGTGGTGCAACATATCCTGTATTTTTTCGTGAAACGAACGCAGGGCCTCGCGAAGGTCGGGGACGAGTTCAAAGCAGCCCTGCCGAGCCTCTCCACGACTGGTTCGGAGAGCTAACCTTCGACGGCGCGGTGGCTTGGGCCTTCGACCTCACCTGCGAGGAGGAGGTCGAAGCGCTATACTGGCGCCTCTCGTATCAGGAGCTGCAGCGTCGGATCCAGCGCCAGTATGGTGAGCGAGAGGCCATGCTGCTGTCGCAGCACCTGTCGATCGCGATGCTGCTGAGCCAAGCGCTGGGCGGCTCGTCGAGCAGCAAGGTGCCAGCCGCCAAGGACCCCGACCGGGTCGACGTCACGGCCGGCGCGGCAACGGTTGAGGACGCCATTGCAGCCATGAACCGCATGCTGCGGATGGGCTAGGACCGAAGCCGGCCTTGCTCGATCCGCAGCGCCAGCGCGTTCGGGATCGACCGCGTCAGGTAGAAGGTGAGGAACGGCTCGATGGTGGGCCGGTATCGGCTGCCCGTCTCGCGCGCGCTGAAGCCCGACACGCTGTTGGCGAACTCGTCGCCGACGTTGGTCCGCATCAGGTTGCGCAGCCCGTAGTTGCCGCCGTCGCCGATCTTGACCTCGAAGGGGTTGGCGCTGCGCAGGCCGGGGAGCATCGACGGCGTGATGAAGGTCAGGGCAAACACGCGCACCGTGGCGACGTTGATTTTGGCCTTGCCATCGAAGTTGAAGGTTGCGGCCTTCGGCGGCGCGCTGCGCAGATTGCGCCGGACGCTCACCCGGATCGGGCCGAAGGCTTGGATTAGCGTCTCGGCGCGCATGTTCTTGGCGAGATTGCCGCGCGCGCTGAAGCGCGCCGCGCTCCAGTTGTTGCGGCCCTTCTCGCGCAGATACTTCTTCGAGAGCGGCGCCCAGTCCGGCAGGGTCGAGGCGATCGCGATCGCATCGTCGTCATCGCCGACGCCGGTGTCCGAGGGCGGCAGGGCGTAGCCGAGCATGCCCGTCGGGCGGCCCTTGCTGCGGGCCGAGCCGATGATGTGCCGCCGGTAGAGGGCGGCGAGGTGCGTCAGCTCGCGCCGGGCGTCCTTCAGGAAGCTGGCTTGGATGCGCGATCGGATCTCCTCGAACTGACCCTCGGCGGCGCGGAAGGTCAGGTCGTTGACGACGGCCGACGCAAAGGCCTTGCCGATCGTCTGTCGCGACCGCGTCTCGAAGGCGCCTCCGTTGCGGAGAACAAATCGCACTCGCAGAGCTGTTCTTGCCATGCTATGCGGCTCCCATGGACAAGCCCGAAATCATCGCCCCCCTCTACAAGTCGATCGTCCGCCGCACAAGCGACCTGATCGACGAGATGAACGCCACCGGCCGCTACCCGCCGCTGGCCTATCAGGACTGGGAGTCGCGCGGCGACGAGAACGCCCTGCCGCGGATGACGCTGCTGGGCGTCGAGGCGTTCGGTTTCGAGGAGAACCGGGGGCTGTGGCTGATCCGCTTTGGCCTCGGCATCTCCAGCTTCCGAGACGCCAATCTGCTGAACGAGGTCGAGATGATCTCCTACCTCCAGACGCGGATGGGCGAAGGCTGCAAGGTGCCGCTGCTCGACAGCCTCGGGCTGCTCGAGAGCGAACTGGTCGTGACCGAGTTCCAGATGCTGCCGATGTCGGCGTCCGAGCTGCGGAACTACCGCACGATCGGGATTGAGCTGAAGCGCACCGGCACCTAGGCGCCGGTGATGGCGTCCGTCGCCGGCGACACGACGATCAGCAGCGGGCCGAAGTCGGCCGTGATGTCGTAGGTCGGATTGACCGCGAGGTAGCCAGCGCTGACGGTGGCCTCCAGCGCCAGCGCGACGGCCGCCCAGTCGACCTCCTGCCGCTTGAAGGCGTTGGTGCCGCTGTCCTCGGAGGAGGCCACGCGGACCGACATGGTGGGCAGCAGGGCCAGCGCAGCGAGCGCCTCGATGGCGTCGCTGACGGCCAGCATCAGGGCTGAATTGGTGGGGTCGATCGCCGCGGTGCTGACCGTCGAGCTGAACGACAGGTAAGCCCGGGCGAGGCTGATGTCGGAATTGGGAAGGTCCTTGGCGTCCACGCCCAGCTTGGCGCGCACGCCGTCCGGCGACACGCCGAAGGGCAGCCGCGCCTCCAGCGAGTAGCGCAGCTCCCCGTTCACGATGGCGCCTTCGATGGTGTAGCTCCACTCCGCATCGCGGTAGGAGAGGACAGCGCCGGCGGGCAGCTCATTGGCCGCCGCCGGCGCCTGCAGGTCGATCGAGACGGCGTCGGCCGGCACCGGGATCTGGACGCTGTGAAGCACCCCGCCCGCAGGCGAGTAGATCTTGAAGCTCACGTCCCCGTCCGGCCGGCCGGAGCCGAACAGGACGGGGATGGTGAACGCGGTGCCGGCGCGGACCAGCATTAATTGCCGGCCGGCTTGCGCAGCAGACCCTCGTCGATCTTGGTCTGGATATACGAGGTGTGGCGCACCTTGTGGGTGCCCTCGTGGCCGACCAGGTCGAGCGTGTAAGGGTCCTGCACCATGAACTCGCCGGTCGTCTCGAGTTCGATTGTGTCGTCATCATCGGCGAGGCCGGGCGCGTTCGCGCTCGACGTGTTGTCACCGTTCTTGTCGTCGAAGTTCGGGCTGAACGGCTCGGGCTTGATGACGTCGGCCTCGGGCGCGGCGCCCGAGCCTTCGCCGCCGTCGACCGGCGTGGAGGCCGGCAGGTCCGTGCCGGGGCCGTCGTTGCCGGCGCGATCGGAGGCGGACGGGTTGGGGGTCGCCTTGGGGTCCGCGGCGCGGGCGCCGGTGGCGGTCGGGGTCTTGGCCATGTGGTTCTCCTATGCTCTCGTGGTCATAACCGCTGGTGAGCGTGGTCGGCAATAGCGGTTCGAGGTGGTGACGTCCATACAAGAAGGGCGGCCAGTGGCCGCCCTTCTGCTCAGGTCCGCCCCGACTTACGTCAGGGAGAGGATCGACCGCGTGTCGTTGAAGATCAGGCGGTAGCCCTTGTTCGTCGTCTTGACGTAACGGACCTTCTGGTTCTCGATCGCCCGCACCGACTCTTCGATGTCGGACCCGTTCTCGACCAGCTCCTCGAGGGTCTCGCCCTTGATGAAGCCGATCAGGTTCTGGGCCGGGGCCGTCGAGCTGAGCGCGAAGTTCACGTTCAGGTCGAAGCGCGGGTTCTGGATGGCGACATCCACGCCCGCGGCCTGCAGCACTTCCATCTGCGTGCGGCCGCCCAGCGAAGCGCTCGGCGTGGCGAACATGCGCACCCACTCGAAATACATGTCGTAGTTGCCCACGACCGTATCGATCGGCGTGCCCTTCTGCGCCTGCAGCACCAGCCACTTCAGGAAGATCTCCCAGTTGATCTTCCCGTTAACCAGCGGCACGGACGGGCCGCCGGCCAGCGTCGCGCTGATCGCGCTGGCGGTGATGACGGGCGCCGCACCGTTGACGCCGTCGCCGTTGATGAGCGTGGACGTCGCGATCGCGGTCTGGCCGATCTGCACCTCGCGCTCCATGCGGCTCGCATAGGGCGTGATGAGGTCGAGGCTGGCGCGCCGCTCGAACTCGTAGGTGAACTCGATGCCGCCGCCGAACTTGTAGAACTTGACGCTCTTCTCGGACATGCGCAGCGAGCGGATCGGGATGCGCGCGCCCTCGTTGATGACGCCGGTCTGCTGATAGTCCTCGGCCTTATCATCGACGACCGTGGTCAGCATCTCGACACCGTTGATGGTGCGCGACTGGGCGACGAGGAACGACACGTCCTCGATCTGGTTCTGGCGATACTTCCACTGCAGGATGTTGTCGACCACCTGCGGGAACAGCGCGCGCGTGCCGGGGAACGTGGTGAACGTCTCGGCGGCGGCCTGCAGCAGCACACCCTGCGAGTAGTCCTCGCGGATGGGCAGGTTCAGGAACGCCAGCGACGCCTCGAAGCCATCCAGCTTCACGCCCGACGCTTCGTCCTTGACCGGCTTGACGGCCAGTCGCAGGTAGTCGGGCATGGACAGCTTGGCGACCTTGGCGGCCTGCACCAGCTTCTGGCCGGCCGAAAGGCTGACCTGCATGTTCTCGTCACGGAGACCGGCGAGAAGCTCTTCGGCGGGCTTGGCACCGGCCAGAATGGCGAGAAGATCGGACATGGGTGTTCTTTCCTTTGAGTTCTAGGTCGAGCCGAGCTTACAGAAGCTCGGCGACGACGAAGTCGGTGCCAACCTCGACCACGACCGGCCCGGTGGGCGTCGCCGCGGTGTTCTTCTTCACGAGACCGGAGCCGGCCCCGATCACGCGATCGCCGCGGGCGATGCCGTGGCCGACGGCCGCCGGCAGCTTCTCCTTGAAGCGCCGCTGGACCGCCGCGGTCTTGATGCCGAGGACCGTGCGGTTCTCCGCGAGGAAGACCCGGCCGAAGATGGCGTCGCCGTCGGCGGCCAGCTTCACGGTGTTGTCGGCGGTCGTGTCCTGCGCGACGGCGCGGCCGGCCGCAGCCGCCACGGCCGTCTCATCGGCCAGACCGGAGATCAGATAGGTGAACGTGAAGTCGTCGAGCGGAAAACCGAACGAGACGATGCCTGCGGGGGTGTAGGGCACTCTGAGATCCTTCCGTTACTTGCGGAGAGCGAAGGCGGACAGGTTCGCCGCCGCCTTCACGCCCTTGTCGATGTCGCCCGCGGGCTTGCTGACGCCACCCACCGGGATGATCGACGTGAGCTTGCCGGTCATCTCGTCGATGGCGGCGGTAAACGCGGCGACCGTCTTTGGACGGGCGTCGCCCTCGACCTTCGTCTTGCCCGACGCCACCGTCAGGTGGTCATACTGCGCGGCCAGATAGGCCAGCGCGGCGTCGAGGTCGGTCTTCACCGTCGCCTCGGGGCGCTTCTCCAGCTCGATCTTCTCGGCCTTGAGGGTCGCGACCTCGGCCACCGCCGTGTCGCGCGCCGCCTCGGCGGCGGTCAGCGCGGTGCGCGCCGTGTCCCGCTCGCCGGTCACGGTCGCCAGATGGGCCGTCAGCTCGCCGTTCTTCACGGAGGTCTGCGTCAGCTGGGCGGTGAGTGCGGTAAGATCCATCGGTTGTTCTTTCCCTCGCGACGCCTGGACGACCAGAGCGTTTGGTTCAAAGCCCTTCGCCGCGAGGCTCAGGGCGTGTTCTGGGGCGAGCTTTGCCTCAGATTTGCCGACAATCTTAGGCTTGTCAGCTGCACCGCGCGCAACCAAAGACAGCTCGATGAACTGACCCAGCCCGGTCATCTCGGCGTGGACGCCGTTCTGCCCGATCGTGTGGCCGTTGCCGCACGTGCGTTCGTAGATGTTCTCGCCCGAGCCGAACTGGAAATAATCCCAGCCGCATTCCGAGCAGTTGAAGGTCTTCGACAGGAACGCGACGCTGACCTCGTCCAGCGAACCGGCGTTGAGCTTCTGGATCAGAGGCCCCTCGCTCGGGTCGAGGTAGAACAGCATCCGCATTTCCAGCTCGCCGCTGTCGGCGACGTTCAGCCCGGCGTGGAAGGCGCGGCCCTTGGGGGCGCCCCACATCTCGTGGTCGGCGATCAGCGGAATATGGTTGCCGTCGTTGATGGACTGCACCATCTGCGCCAGCGTCACGGGCATCGACACCGCGCGCTCGAAGATGGTGCCGTCCTTGCCCGGCAGCGGCAGGGTGTTGAGCGCAACCGTCTCGAACACGGCCAGACTGGTCGTGTCCACATCCTCGCCGACTGCGCCCTTGATGAGCGCCGACAGCTTGGGGGTCATGGGCAGTTGCTTCATGTTTCTGTCCTACGCACGCGATCTGAGGAAATGCCAGTCAAGGGCGTGTCACCGCCCTCAACCGTCACTGGGTTCGGCTCGACGGGGACGCTGCGCCGCCACCGCCGCCCTTGGCCGCGTTGTCCTTGGCGACGCCGTTGGCGCCCTCGCCGGACAGGCCGCGGCCAAGGCTGTCGCTCTCGGCGCTGACCGTCGCCGCCTCGACCTGCACGTTGGTGCTGGGCATGAAGTTCGTGCCGGACAGCTGCGGCGCGCCGGCGAGCGGCGGCCGGCCGTAGAGCGCCATGCTGTATTCGATGTCCGAGATCAGGCCGAGGCTCAGGTCCTGCTTCAGACGCGAGGAGCGCATCGTCTTCTGCGGCTCCAGCTCCAGCTGTGGGCGCAGCTCGACCGGCTCGAACACCACCTCGATCCGACCCGGGTAGCCGCCGAGCCGCGCGGCCAGCGTCATCGACTTGCTGAAGATGCCGGCCACCACGCGGTTCAGCGCGTCAGCCGACAGGGCGAACAGCCGTGCCTCAGTCGATGCGACCTGCCCGTTGTTGCTCTTGCCGACGACGGCCGGCATTACCTTCAGCGAGGCTTGGTTCTGGGCGTTCAGCACCTCGACCACGTCGGTGATCTGAAGGCCGGCGGCCGGGTTCTTCTCGTTGAGGATCTTGGCCTCGACGGCGTTCGAGTGGACGAAGGCATCCGCGGCGCCGAGCGCGCTGATCGACTGCCGGATGCGGCCCAGCTCGGCCTCGACCTGCGCGCGCAGCTTGGTCGGGTCGTTGCGGAAGACCGGGCTGGCGTTGGCCGTCAGCACGTCCTCCAGCACCTGCACGTCGAGGCGCGGGTAGCCGACGATCTGCATGATCCGGTAGAGGTCGTTGATGACCGACTGCCGGGCCGCGATCGTGTTGATCGCCGACACGAAGGGCGAGTAGCTGTAGGGCGACATCGGCGACTGGTGAAAATACGACGTGAAGAACGTCGGGATGTTCAGGTCGATCGTGTCGTTCGACCCGGCCGGCTTCTGCGTGGGCTTGAACAGGCCGTTGGTCTGCTGCGCCCATTCGAGCGTCGCCGGGTCGATGAGCCGCAGCTCGCTCGGCAGGTAGGTCTTGTCCAGCACCAGCTCAGCCGCGGTCATCCCGCGCGCGAGGATCGTGTAGCGGTGGTCGGAGCAAAGGGCATCGACGGTCGGCTTGGCCGAATAGCCGAGCGAGTAGTCGTTGGTGGTCGTCAGCAGGGCGAGCAGCTGCTGCCCGATCTCGATGCCCTCGGGGTCGATCTGATCGTCAGGGCCATAGGCGTAGACAACCGGATCGGTGGACTCGGCCACCGTCAGGAAGGAGTGAAGGGCCGCCGACATGTCGGGGTCCATGTTGAGCAGGGTCAGCACCAGCGAGCGGGAGTCGTTCGCCACGCGCGAGGTGTAGACGTCGTTCAGATGCTCGCGGTAGAGCGGCGCCGTGATGGTCGGCGTGCGGCGGTTGAACGAGGGCGTGTAGCCGCGGCCGCCCTTGATCCCCTTCCCCTTGGGGAGGATAACCTGGGCCAGTCCGTCGAGAATGCCTGCCATTTATCCGAGCCTCGAAAAGCGGTTAAGACCCTTCTGCGAGGAAGGACCAAGATTTTGGACGCCGCCCCAGCCGGCTCCGAGAAGCAGCGAGGTGGTGCCGACGGTGCCCGGCTGGGTTGCGAACATATGCTCGCAGACCCGGCGCGCGAGCAGGTTCAGAGCCATCGAGTGGAAGTAGTGGTCGTTACCGGTGGTCTTCTTCCACTCGGCTTCCTTATCCGCCGATTGCTCATCGCGCACCATATCCGTCAGGTGGGCGAGCAGCGTCTCCCTCTGATTGCTATAACCAGACAGAACCAAGGCCTTGTGGCTGAACAGCCAGAGCAGACGATCGAGGATCGAGGTGCGGCCGGCGCTGTAGTGGGAGAGCTGCTTGGTGTCCGGCTCGAACACCGGCTGCAGCGCGTTCACGCCGCGATACTGGATCGGCACGACCTGCCCGTGCGTCACGTCGCGCAGCGCGTCGGCCTGCGGCGTGTAGGGGAAACGGTCGACCGCGCCCTGAACGATCATGTAGATCTTGTTCAGATCGGCGATGCGGCTCTCGAGGGCGGCGGCCGGCACCGTCTCGAACAGCACGAAGATCGGGTTGCCGTCCGGTCCGTCGATCGACAGGGTGATGTGGCAGCTGAAGCCGACGTCCACGCCCATGTAGACCGGCACGTCCGCGCCGATCGTGGGGATCGTCGGCGACCCCTTGGCCATCGCCGCCTCGATGTCCGCGCGCTGCACCTGCGCGTCGGAGGCGGTATATTCCTCGCCCAGCACCGTGTTCGCGAAGCGCCGCGGGAAGCCATCGGTCAGATACTTGCCGAGCTGGGTGAAGACGTAGCCCGGCTTCAGCCGGCTGGTCGAGAACGGCCGCACCTGATAGCCGCGGTAGTTCGTGCGGCTGGGGTAGGTCGCCACCCACTCGCGCCGATCGGTGTCGGACAGGTCCAGCCGGCGGCTGCACTTCTCACAGCGGACATGGCAGTTCTGCAGGTCGAGCATCGAGATCTGCTCGGGCGTCATGTCCATGAAGTTCTCGACGTCGGGCATATGCTCGAGGTAGATGAACGCCGGCGCGAAGCGCGGGATCTGATAATGGTTGCAGGCGACGCACTGGATCACATACTCGCGCTGGTCGCCGAGCTTGTATTTGGCATCGATGCCGTAGTTGATGAATGTCGGCGTCGAGAAGGACTGCGTCACTCGCATGTCCGAACCCTGCAGACGCGACTGGTAGAGGGTGATGATCTCCTGCGGGCTGAGATCCAGCTCGTCGTGGAAGACGAAGTCCGCGTTGATCGACGTCGCGTCGCCCTCGGTGCAGGCGGTGATGTAGCCGAAGCTGTCGCGGATCTGGATCTGATCCTTCGAGCGCGTGGGCTTGGTCCCGCCGGGGGGGTTGAAGATGTCGTCGGCCTCGAGGATCGGCTTGAGCCGGCCGTTGTAGACCTTGGTGAACATCTTCTCGTTGGGCAGCGAGAAGATGCCGCTGATGGCGGTCGACCGCGCGAGGATCGCGAGGAACTTGCGCAGCTGCACCTCGGTCAGGCCGATCTGCGAACACTTCTTGCACGCGAGGTCGGGGTGCATATCGTCGGCGATCGCCTTCTGGAAGGCGTAATCCTCGAACGAGAACGGCCGCTTCTTGATCGTCGTGTTCTCGCAGATCCAGTCGCCCATCGACGCGGTGGAGCCGGTCGAGCCGAAACGCAGCTTGACGCTCTGATACAGTTCCTCGAACATGACGACGGCATGCCGAGATCGCGGGTTCTGCGCAAACGGTTGTCGCTCAACCGGATCGGTGGCGTCATAATACCCAGTAAGATCGAAAAAACACCATTGCGATGTCAGCGAATGGGTGCTTCATAGCCGCCATGCCCGACGATTTCCTCTTCCCCCCGCTCCGAACCGGGGTCCTTCACGGTCTCCTGACGCTGAAGGAGCGCTACGACGCCGAACCCACGATCCTCGACAGCTCGCCGTATGAGAACGAGGCGCGAGAGATGCTCCGGCTGATCCTCAAGGCCAAAGTGGTTGAGAAGATCAAGGAGGTCGAGGTCGTCCGCGAGGTGAAGGCCGGCCGCGGCCGGCCGACGAAGGACGTGCTGCTGACCGAGGAGGATCAGGAGACCGTCCGGACCAATATCGCCGAGCTGATCGACCAGCTCAACCGCCTCGGCACTGGCGAGAACGAGCAGCTCGAGACCAACGAGCGCATCCAGATCATCAAGACCAAGGCCTCGCTCAACGAGCAGCTGCTGAAGATGCAGGAGCGGGTCTTCAACGTCAAGCGCATGTCCGACTTCCAGTCGACCGTTATCTCGCTGCTCGACGATCTCGTGTCCGAACAGGACCGCAACGTCTTTCTGAAGCGCCTCTCCGCATACCGCGACTAATAAAGGATCTGTCATGACGATCTTCCGCGATCACGCCCCGCTGTATTGGGGCGCGGGTATCCCTGTCCTTCCGCTCAAGCGCTGGAACTCGCCGGGCAAGGGAGCCGGCAAGGCGCCGATCCTGAACGAGTGGACGCAATACGGCAACGTCATGCCCTCGGAGGCGATGCGCGCCCACTGGCTGCAGGCGTTCCCCGACAACAACATCGGGCTGCCGTTCGGCCCGGCCTCGAACCTGTGCGCGATCGACATCGACACCGAGGACGAGGAGCTGGTGCAGGCGATCCGCGACGCGCTGCCGTTCAGCCCGTGGGTTCGCGTCGGTAAGAAGGGCATGGGCCTGATCTATCGCTGGTCGAGCCAAGCGAACTTCAAGCTGCGCAACAGCAATAACGAGTCGATCGTCGAGTTCTTGGGCCAAGGCAACCAGATGGTCATGCCGCCCTCGATCCACCCCGACACCGGCCGCCCCTACACGTCCGACAGCAATCTGTATGATGTGCTGGACCGCATCCTGCCGCTGCCGGCGGACATCGAGCGGGTGCTGCGCGCGGCGCTGGAGCCGATCCTCGGCCCGAAGGGCATGACGCTGGCGCAGGCCGGCCGTTCCGGCCCGGTCGACGTGGTGCCGCAGGGCGAGCGCGACATCCAGATGGTCCGGCACGCGGGCTATCTGGCGCGCGTCGTCATGGGCATCGACAAGAACCAGAAGTTCACGCTGTCCGAAGCGATGAAGCACATGATCCATTGGGTCGAGAACTTCACGGCCGGCGCGTCGGGCGACGACATGGACCCCGACAAGGGCGTCGCCAAGCTGATCGAGTTCCTGCTGAAGGACGTCGAGAAGGGCAAGACGCTGCCCGAGGGCTGGGACACCGGCCTGACCGAGCAGCAGCGCGAGCATCCGGCGATCGCCGAGATGATTAAGAAGAACGCGATCCAGCGCTGGACCTACGCCAAGGCGCGCGACTGGATCGTGGAGAAGCTCGCCGAGCAGCCGAACGACGACGACTGGGCGCTCGCGCGCGTGATGGAGGTCATCGAGAAGGTGGCCAAGGACGAGAACTTCTCGGAGATGGAGTTCAACACCCTGATCCCGGCGCTGCAGACGGCGACGCCGCGAACGATCAAGCTGCCGGTGCCGGCGCTCAAGGCCGCCTTCAAGGAGGCGCGCCGCGGCGACAGCGAGAACGCGGCCGACCACGAGGCAATCGCGCGGCAGGTGGCCGAGGACATGAGCCGAGGCGGCGAACTGAAGTTCGCCGACGGCCATTTCTGGCAGTGGAACGGGTCGTGCTACCGCGCGCTCGAGGCCGACGACGTGACGGTCGAGATCGCCCAGAGCATCAAGGGCAACACCCTCGCGCGCCGGCAGAACGACTATATCGCCCTCACCAAGACGGTCGCGCTTATCACCCGGGCGCCGCTTGTTACGGAAATGGAAATCGGTATCAACTTCGCCAACGGGTTTTTAGACGCCGATCTCAAGCTCCACGACCACAGCCCGAAATACGGCAAGACCTTCACCCTGCCATTCAACTACATCCCCGAGCGCGCCGGCGAGGCCCACAAGTGGCTCGAATATCTCGAGCTGTCGTGGGGCGACGATCCGGATTACGCCGAGAAGGTGATGGCGCTGCAGGAGGCGTTCGCCGCGACCATGTTCGGCACAGCCACGTCCTATCAGCGCGCGATCCTGCTGCACGGCAAGGCCAGCACCGGCAAGACGCAGGCGCTTGAGGTGCTGCGCGCCATGATGCCGCCGTCAGCGCAGTGCGCGCTGCCGCCGACGCTGTGGAACGAGCGCTTCCGGCTGACCACGATGATCGGCAAGACGCTGAACATCTGCGGCGAGCTGCCCGAGGAGGCCGTCATCAACGGCGAGGCCTTCAAGGAGGTGGTCGAGGGCACGGTGCGCGACACCGAGTTCAAGGGCAAGGACTCCTTCAGCTTCAAGCCGATCGCGGCCCACTGGTTCGGCTCGAACTTCCTGCCGCGCTCGCGCGACACGTCGGGCGGGTTCACGCGCCGTTGGCTGATCTTCGACTTCAACCGCGTCGTCCGGCCCGAGGAGCGGGTGATCGATTTCCACAAGCAGCTGGTCGCCGAAGAGCGCGAGGCGATCGCCGCGTGGGCGGTGCTGGGGCTGCAGCGGCTGATGAAGCAACGCGACTTCACGCTGCCGGCGTCGCACCATGTGCGGATCAATCAGGTGGTGCGCGCCAACAACTCGGTGGCCGCGTTCCTGCAGTCGTCAGACAAGATCCGCCCGACCGAGAGCAAGGCCGACCACGTGGACGCGCGCGTCGTGTTCGACCAATACGTGTTCTACATGAAGGATGTGAGCCGCGGGTTCAACGTGACCTATGAGCGGTTCCAACAGATGCTCGGCGAGCTGGGTCACGAGTGCGAGGCGTATCGGGATCCGACGGGGGTCCTGCGGCACCGGGCGATCAAGATGAAGGTGATCGCACCGGTGCTGCCGGGGAAGAACTAGACCGAGGGGATCACTTCCTCGATGTTGACCGTCACGCCGCTGCCGATGATGACCATGTCGGCGGCGGCGATGTTGCACTTCTTGATGTTGAGCGTGATCTTGCCGGTGCCGCCGTTCTGGATGTGCTTCGGGTGATACCCGATGAACTCCAGCTCATCGAACGTCCAGACCTGATCCAGATCGCTCGGGAACCAGAAGGCGCAGGTCGGGCTGCCGCTGCCCGAGGGGTTCGGCTGCGGCGTGATAGAGCGCACGCTCTCGCCGTGCCCGCTACCCCACAGCTTGAAGTTGGTGTGGTTGTTGCGCGCCTCGACGCGGCGCAGCGTGACGTTGGAGGCCTTGCAGTCGAAGCCGCCGTCGGTCGCGCCCTCGACGAGCACGTCCTCGAACAGGAACGGCCCCTGACCGCCCTCGACCATGATGTTGTCGCCCTGGATATAGCCGGACGGCGCCGCGGTGGCGAAGTCCCGCACGATGCAGCGACGCATCGTGGCCTCGACGGTGTCGTCGCCGCCCGAGATCTTCGCGCCCAGCATCACGCCTTCGGGATAGTCCGAGGGCTTGCCGGGGCCGCCGACCTTGAAGAACACGCCGTCCTCGATCAGCACGTTG